TATTCACCAATAGCTTCATATCCTTTATATGCTACTACTGGTTCATTATTTTCTACTTCTTCAATACTATTAAACCCATATTTAAATAGTGTTCCTAATTTTTATAATAGTGATTACAACCCATTAATTAATAACACTGAAGGCGACAGATTAAGCACTAAATTCCAAGATATTGATTATTCAACAGGTATGGTAACTCCAACTAATTTTGATCTTTTAATTAGTGGAAGTGCTTTAAAAGCAGCTGTTCAAGATTCAAACTATACTTCAAAACGTGTAACTTTACCACGTTATGAGGGTTCAAAATCAACTTCACAAAATTTAAATTACTGGACTCCGGGTGATGAAGGCACATATGGCAAACTACCAACTGTAGAAAATTTAAAAACTATGGTTGCATATTGTGACTGGATTGGAGGGTGGCCACCTGAAAGAGAAAATGCATCCGCTATTCATGTTCAATATCTAATCAAATCTGATGGTACAGTAATCATTCCAAACACATCTGAAAATTCATTAGCTGATGTTAAAGGCACGTTTGAATCCGGAGAAAATCTTTTCATTACAACAAAAACAGTATCCTCAGGACAACCTCAACAATCAAGAAAAGTACTGCGCGGGGGCACCCGTATTGAACCAGTTTTATATAATCAATCAGGTAGTATGCCTGGTGGATCTTTTACTAATTCTATTATATTAACTGATAATAATGTAACTGGAAGTGTGATATCTGATTTCCAAGCCAAACTTAGACCTACCTCCTACATCCTGAACCCGATTTCTTCTTCAGCATATGGAGAAATATGCTTCAATCAAATACTTTCTACAGGCTCAGCCTCTACATTAGCCACTACCACTATTTCAGGAACTACTTCATATAGGTATAAAGTTAACTCAGGAGTATTAAGTGAGGGGGTTAGTATTACTTTAAACCCCAGATTAGTAATTACTGCTAATGGTCAAACTGATCAACAAGTTAATAAAATTGCATTTCAAATAGTTAGATTAAGAGGAGGTAATGAAACCGTACTATATAATTCTGATTGGTATGAATGGGGGCGTAATTTTCAATATCAAGTTATTACATATTCTTTAAATATTCCTTTTAATGATTTATTATTAAATGATGAATATTTTATAAAAATTAGAAGAAGTGGAAATCCAGATGGAGTTGTATCTGTTGAAGCTACAGCCCCACCTGAATCACCTACGTTTGGTATTGGGTCTCAATTCGTTATAAACCAATCCCCAATCCCTAATTCTTCTATTTCTATTACCTCCAATTTCTGGATATCCTCCTCAGGATTAGCAACTACCCTTATCCAAAACCAAACCTCAGGTTCATTTGGGGATAATCTCTTGGTTATGTCCTCTTCATTAGATCTTATAAATTATTATGGTAACCCAACAGTATACCAACAAGATATAGCTAATTCTGGATTTAATCCAATAGTGACTCCTTGGTCTATTGAATATGGAGATGAATTTAGATTTGAAGGTAGAGAAGATAGAGTATATCAAGTAAAAAATGCTGCTGTAGTTAACATTAATATATTATCTTCCCAAGTACCATTTTTAGTAGTCGAACTTAACCAACCAGTACCAACTTCAGGATCTGTTAATTTTGATCAATTTCTCATTAGAAGATATGTTGATGATGCTTCTCAAGTTTTAATGGAAGGATTTGCCCCTATTAATTCTCAAGGACCATATATTGTAAGACCTGAATTTGTAGTTCCTGAACTAGACAAATCAGTAGATCAATTCATTTTAGATCTTACGCAGAAAGGGTTGATATCATAATATTTATTACATATAATACACCAATAATAAAACACAATGGGATATTTAAATAATCAAGTCGTAACAGTAGATGCGATTTTAACAAATAAAGGTAGAGAACTTTTAGCAAAAAATAATGGTTCATTTCGAATCACTCAATTTGCTTTAGCAGATGATGAAATTGATTATACTTTATACAATCCAACCCACCCATCTGGATCTTCATTTTATGGTGAAGCAATTCAAAACATGCCTTTACTTGAAGCGTTTCCAATTGAAACCCAAATCATGAAATATAAGTTAGCTACTCTACCACGTGGAACAGCTAAATTGCCTGTACTTGATTTAGGTTATTCTGCAATTACATTAGTACAAGGAGCTTCACTTGCAATTACACCTCAAACATTAAACTATTTAGGTAATACTCAAACATTTGAAACTAGCGGCTACTCAGCTACTATTTCAGACGTTCGCCTATTTAGTACATTTACAGGGATTGGAATTAATACTCCGGCAGCAACTGCAGCTAATGCAGCAGTTACCTCAACCACAACACTTGGAACAAATGTTTCTACAACAGTAATTGGTTCTCAAATTAACTTAAGAGCAACTACGGTAAACACATTATTCGGAAATAATACTCAATTATCTGCTACATTAACCGTTGTAGGTTTAGATAGTGGTGCCCGCTTAACTATCCCAGTTACAATTAACAAAACAAACGTTTAAAATATAAACAATGGCATTTAAAAGATTTGATCCTGAAGATTTTGTAGTAAGTAGTGATTCAATCACTTCTACTCTTTGGTCAACTGGAGCCCCATCCCTAACAGCATTTTATACTTCTTCGGTTCAAGAAGCTGGATCATCTGGTAACTATTATTTAGCAGTTTACCAAACTTCTTCTTTACTATCAACAGCAACAGTTCAATTTGATATTGCATATGCTGATAGTTTAGGAAGTGGTAGTGCATTATACAACCCAATTGTACCTAGTAATTCATATACTAAAACAATTTATGGTCAATACCGTTCATTGATTTTAGAAGATGAGAATGCTAATTTTGTATTTGGAACAGGAAATAACGTTTTAACAGGATCTAATTTCTGGGTTATCTCAATTGAACGTGCTAATTACAAACAATCTCTCTTCCCGGGCTCATTAAACCTTAAACTTTCAGGTTCAGGTGGTACTATTAATTTAACAGATAATTCCCTTGATACTACTGTAAATACATTTATTGGTTCAACCCAAGTATATCAATTAGTTTCTGGTTCTAATGGATCTGCTGTTGCTGGTGGTGGGTATGTAGCAAATTCTGGCTCATATGGTTTAGTATTTCCTCAATTAGGAACCATCATTTTAAACCCTGCTGCTCTTTCTCAATCAATTAATTTATCCCCTTCCCGCTCAAACAATTCAGATGGTTTAAATAATACTAGATTATTTAATGCTATTAGTGGAGCTGGTTCATTTACTTTAAATTCCCAAGAAACAGTTACTTCAGATTATGTGTTTGTTAGAGCCCGTAACTCAGAATTTAACTATTCAGAAAACCCCTCATTTATCTCAGGTTCAACAGGTGAAGTAATTTACGATAACTTTATCAATGCCCCTCAAGTTTACATTACAACTGTCGGAATGTATAATGATAGTAATGACTTATTAGCAGTTGCTAAAATGTCACGTCCATTATTGAAAGATTTTACAAAAGAAGCACTCGTACGAGTTAAACTAGATTTCTAAGAATGAATGAGCGTATTCAAGTCATTTATAACGTCTGATGTAATTGTATCTCCTTTTGAGGTAAATAAATCATTTACCTTTCAAGGAAATGAACTTACTGGCTCAAACGTAGAAATTGATAGATACATTGGTAAAAATATTACCACATCCCCATGGATTTCGGGTTCATATCCGACAGGATATATTACAACTCAAGATCAAGTTTTAGTTTACCGTTCAATTAGAGAATTATACTACTCAAACTATCTTTTAGGAGATGATGGTTCTCCGGCTGCTACTGCCTCATTTAATACTGATGGTACTATAACAGGAGCCGCTTATACTCCAAACTATTACAACTATTTATCTTCTACTCTTTTAGCAAATAGATATTTTCCAACAGGTTCAAATGATATCATAGGTGTTATCTCTATTCCTTCTAATCTATATGGAGAATACATCAAACCTGGAACCCTCATCCTTTCCAACCCAGATTACACTTTAAATGATGATGGTGAAGGAAATATCATAACGGGAAGTTATAAAGTAGGAGATATAATCTATGAACATGGAATGATCATTCTAACGAATGATGGTATTCCAAAACAAGATGGATATGGATTTGCTACATATGGTACTAGTAGTTATGGAGTTGGTGATGTAGGATTTATAAATAGTTTTATTACTAGTTCAAATGTAACTTGTTCGTTTTCATCATCATTTAACATTTACGAAACACAATATAAATGTACACTTAGAGAAAATGAATTTAATTTCTCTCAAAATCCAACCCTGATTTCTGGAAGTTTAAATAGTGGAATTTTATATAGTTTTGCAACTGGTTCATATTTTTCACCTTATGTTACTACAGTAGGTTTATATGACAATAACTATAATTTGTTAGCAGTAGCAAAACTTGCACAACCACTTCCAACATCCGCAGTAACTGATACTACAATACTAATAAATTTAGACTTATAAAATATGGCAACTCTAAATTCTTCAAATATTACCAATGGTAATACAATTGAACCAACAGATATTATTCAACTATACGATGCACTAACCCCAGGTGGAGGCACAACAGGAACATATAATGTTACCGTTAGTGGAAGTTTAATTGGAAATGCTTCTACATCTACATCTGCTTCATTTGCTACTAGTGCTTCTCATGCCGTATCATCTTCATTTACTATTACAGCATCATATGCTTTAAATGGTGGAGGGGGTGCTTCCTCTACAGTTACTCTACAGAGAGCAGGCATTACTGCTCTTACGGCAAAACCATTTGCAGGTTCTGGTTCTTTTAGTAGTGGAATCGCTAACCTGAATATGAGTACATTATTTCCCGATTTATCTCCATCTGCTTTAGGAGTTGATTTATTTGTAACAGCAATGGCTGCTTCAAATACAGAATATGTTGGTGTTTCATTTTCATCTCCTACTTTAACATTTAGAAGTAGCACCGGAGCAGGCTCAGGTACTTTCTATTATCAGGGTTGGAGTAAATAATTAAAATTTTATGTCAAATTGGTTATATAAAACATCCCAAATTGAGGACCTTTCTCAATTCCCATCATCCACATATGGTTTTATCTATAAGATAACCCATTTACCTTCAGGTAAATCATATATTGGTAAAAAAGTACTTTACCATAACAAAAAAGTAAAATTAGGTAAAAAAGAACTTGCACTGCACGAAGGTGTAGGTCGTAAACCATCTTCTAAAATAGTAACATCTGAATCCGACTGGAAAAAATATTGGGGTTCAAACAAAACACTACTTGAACTTAAAAAAACTGAACCAATAGAAAACTTTGAACGTGAGATATTGATTTTGTGTTCAAGTAAAAAACTCTTAACATACTACGAAACACGAACTTTATTTATTTATAGAGTATTAGAAACCCCTGATTTGTATTTTAACGATAATATTTTAGGTAAGTTCTTTCGAAAAGATTTTGATATCTAGAAAAGATATTGTATCTTAAGGTTATGGTAAATGAACTGTTAGTCAATCTAGTTAACGGTGTCTTAGGCACAGGTAAACGTACAGCACGAGGGAATCAATCTTATACTTGCCCATTTTGCCATCACCATAAACCAAAACTCGAAGTTAATTTTACCGAAAATAAAGACGGTATCAATCAATGGGCTTGTTGGGCTTGTGGTAAGAAAGGTAAAACCATAAGAAGTTTATTTAAACAAGTACAAGTTGATGCTAGTTATTTTCATGAATTAAGTAAATTAGTTAAAAATGTCTCTACTGAAGATATAGGAGAGACAAAACATACTTTACTTGAATTACCAAAGGAATTTAAAACCTTTATCAACAACAAAGATATTATAGCAAGACATGCTCTTGCCTACCTCAAAAAACGAAATACAACCAAACAAGATATCCTCAAATATAATATAGGCTACTGTGACTCAGGCCAATATGCTAATATGATTGTTATACCCTCATACGATGCTAACGGTAAATTAAATTATTTCACCGCGAGATCATTTGAGAAAGATCCTTACACCAAATACCGCAATCCGGAAACGTCTCGCGATATTATACCATTCGAATTGTTTATTAATTGGGATTTACCTATCATATTATGTGAGGGACCATTTGATGCTATGGCGATCAAACGCAACGTAGTTCCATTACTTGGGAAAAATATTCAATCTAGTTTGATGAAAAAACTAGTAGAATCTAAAGTACAAAAAATATACATTGCCCTAGATAACGATGCTATTTCAAAAGCCCTTGGTTTTTGTGAACAGCTTTTGGACATTGGAAAAGAAGTCTATTTGGTAGAGCTTGAAGGTAAGGACCCTAGTGAAATGGGGTTTGAAAACTTCACCAAATTGATACAAACCGTTTCTCCTTTAACACAGTATAAACTGATGGAGAAAAAATTATTTACTCTATGAAAAAAAGGAACATTAAACAATCCTACAATCGCATTTTAGAGATTTCGGATGATGCAACCCAAATAACCCTCCCCGATTCTCGCTACTATCGCCGTAATGGAAAATACTACCCTTCAGTAACTTATGTTTTAGGTTATTATCCAAAAGGAAAGTTCTTTGAAAATTGGTTAAAACAAGTAGGTTTCTCTGCTGATTACATTGTTAAAAAAGCAGCTGAAGAAGGTACTCAAGTACATGAATTAGCTGAAGAATATTTAAATGGCGCAGAATTAAACTTTCTAGATGAACGTGGTCGCCCACAATACAATCCTGATGTTTGGCAAATGTTTTTACGTTTTGTTGAATTCTGGGAAACATATAAACCAACCCTGATTGAAACTGAAGTCCATTTATTTTCAGATGAACTTAAAATAGCAGGTACGTGTGACTTGATTGTTGAAATTAATGGTGAATTATGGTTATTGGATTTAAAAACGTCTAATCAAATTCAAACAGTATATGAGCTACAAACTGCAGTTTATGGTCAATGTTATGAAGAATGTTTTGGAAAGAAAATAGACCGTTACGGTATCTTGTGGTTAAAATCATCTAAACGAGGAGCCAAAAAAGATAAAATGCAAGGCAAAGGTTGGGAGGTAGTTGAATCATCTCGCACGTTTGAAGAAAATATTGATATCTTTAAAACAGTAAAACGATTATTTGACCTAGAAAACCCAACACATTCCCCAGTATTTACTGAATTCAGAACAACAGCTAAACGAGAGCTGTAATACGTATAAGTATGATAAGCTTGGTTCAATTGTTAAAGGAGGTTCAATCCCAACCTAAAGCCATTTTGATGGCAGGTCCTGCAGGTGCAGGTAAATCCTATACACTTAATCAATTAGGTCTTCAAGGTTTTACTACAATTAATGTGGATGATGACTTTGAAGAACTTTTACAAAAAGAATTAGGCAAATCCGACTTTGGCTCAATGTCTCCTGAAGAACTTTCTATTGCTGCTAAAATGATGGGTAAAGCTAGAGCTACAACTCGAGAAAAGGAGTTATTAGCTACAACTAACCTTAACAATATTGTTGTTGATGGAACTGGCGCTTCATATAAAGTAGTGTCGAAAAAAAAGGAAGAACTTGAAAACATGGGCTATGATGTCTTCATGATTCTCATTTATGTTTCACCGATGACTTCATTGACTCGCAACGCTCAACGTGGTAGAAGTTTACCTACAAGTGCAGTCTTGAAAAGCTGGGCTAGTGTAGTTAATAATATTGAATCATATAGACAATTATTCGGAAATAACATAGTTGTCATCAACAATGACCCTTCAGATGCTAATAAAGCCTTTGATTCGGGAGCAGTTCAAAAAATGTTTCCTCAACCAAAAGGGAAAGAAAAATCTCCCGAAGAAAACGCAAAATCAAAAGCCGAAAAAGAAGCCGTTAATCAACAAATACAAGCCCTACTCCAGAAAGAACCTGAATTTGATTCAATGGAGGCCGCAAAAAGTAAAGTAAATGAATTCACTCGTTAAGTCACTTATACAACCTATTTTAGAGCAAGAAGGACAAAAAATTGCTCTTGTTCCTGGTGGATTTAAACCACCTACAATGGGTCACTTTTATTTAGTTGATGAAGTGGCTAAAAACCCAAACATCGATAAAGTACTTGTTTTAATCGGCCATAAAAACCGAGACGGTGTTTCTAAAGAGGAAAGTAAAGCTGTATGGGATATTTACAAAAAATATCTACCTTCAAACGTTGAAATTCAAATTGCAGACAATTCTTCTCCAATTGCAGATGTTGCCTCAATAATCAAAAACAATCCACAAAACACTTACTATCCTGTAGTAGGAATTCGAGGTGAAATGGATTTAGGTGATTTAAAACGATTTGATAGTTTAAAGGGAAAATACAGTAATTTCCAAACAATCGTAATCAAATCAGAAGAAAGTGATAATCGTGTTAGCGGTACAAATACACGTGCTGCCTTAATCGGTGGAGATAAACCAAGGTTTCAAGCATATCTCCCCTCAGAACTTTCAGATGAAGAAAAAGAAGAAATTTGGACTATCCTCCAAAAGACACCTGTTAAAGAAATAGTTACACAATCCGAATTGGATGATGTAGAAAGAATAGCTGATGAGTGGTTTGAAGACTATGGTATTGATGTCCAATTTACAAGACACTTTATAGAACGAGTAAATGATGAACGCAATGGAAAACCTATTTCTGCTGAAGAATTAGAAGATTTATTTACTCAAACTGCAGAAAAATATGGAGAAAAGCTAGCCAATCTTCCAGATGATTATCAAGCGGTATTATTTAAATTACGTAACGATCTCAACTTACCATTTGCGTTAAACTATGACGATAGAAATGATGAGATGGATTTGGTTGCTAAAACGGTAATGCGTAAGAAAAACTTCCAAACATCGAATCCAAAATTAGCTTTAGAGGAAATGTATGCTGAACCAAGTGAATTTAGCTATCCTCCAATGATCAAATCACTTACAGAATATATGTTAGATAAAGGTATGAATATTCGTCCTTTACCTAAAGTAAAATTTGTAAACGATGATACTGAGAATGCTCAAAATTTCTTCGGCAAAACAGCGTATTATAACCCGAATGAACGCGTTATAGTACTTTATACAATGAATCGTCATCCAAAGGACGTCATGCGTTCATACGCGCACGAAATGATCCACCACATGCAAAACTGTGATGATCGTTTAGGTAATATTACTACACAAAATACAAATGAAGGTGGTGATTTACCTGAAATCGAAAGAGAAGCATACGAAAAAGGAAATATGACTTTCCGTAATTGGACAGATACACTTACTGAAGGCGTGTTGAAAGAAGAAACAGAAAACGATATATTAGCTTACAAAAGCACATTCAAACCAGATACAAATATTTTAGTTGTTTTTAAAGAAAACGAAAACTATGAAAACCTAGAACCATTATTCGATAAATATGGATATGGTTTCTATTATCCACAAGATAAAACAATCATCATTGATGGTGAAGTATTTGTAAACTCTAGTTTAGACTTTAATGATTTAAAATTTGTTGAAGCTCATGAAGTAACTCATTTGCTTTTAGGTCATACTGGGCCATACTCTAAAGATGATGAAATGGATGCTGATTTAGGGGCTTATATTTTATTAAAAAATAAAGGATTGTCTATCGATAAATTAGTAAAAGAATTTAAAAATAGACACGGGGTAGATTTTGATGAAAAATTACTTGAAAGAGTAAAAGATATGTTGTAAATTTACCAAAATTCTAACTTTACAAAATGCCAAATTTATTAGATTTATACGAAGCAATTAAACCCAAATATATCATTTTTTGTGATATGGATGGTGTACTAGTTGACTTTGACAAAGGATACGAAGACCTAACCGGTAAACATACTAAACACGCTGATTTACAAGATAAAAACGAATTTTGGGGATTGTTAGGACGTAGTTTAGAGGAAAAGGGTTTAACAGAATACGATTATTGGGTGAATCTAGAATGGATGCCTGATGGGCAAACACTTTGGAACTATATTAAAAGATATAACCCATATATCTTAACAGCTCCTTCTAGAGACCCTGGATCTAAACAAGGAAAAAGAGAATGGGTTGAACGTTTAGATGGAATGAAAAAATTATATTTTAAACCTGCCCACCTTAAATCCGAATATTCAGGCAAAAACCGTATACTTATAGACGATAGAAAAGATACTATTGATAAATGGAATGAAGCCGGCGGTATTGGCATTTTCCACACCTCAGCAGCAAGTACAATCAAACAATTAAAAGATTTAGGGTTATAATGGCAGATAATGTTTTAAAAAAAGAATTTCAAAAACGTGATGTAGAACGTTTACGTAACCTTGTAAAAGGTAAACACGGTGACCGTACTACCATGGGGATTGGTTATAACGGTGAAGTAAGAGAAGACCACAAAGAAGGTGATATTTGGGAAGAAAAAGGTAAAACTTGGACTATCCGAGATGGTATCAAAGAAAATGTTACTAAACTAGATAAAATCAAACAAGCAGCTATTCCTTTATTTTGCCCCAAATGTAAACAAGTAATGGATAAGCAACTAGATCCATTTTATTTCAAAGCATATAACGAATGTTTAGACTGTAGATCCAAAACAGAAACCCAGATGAAAATTGCTGGTACTTGGGAAGATTATACTAATCAAACATTCAATGCTGAAATTGACCAACAAATACAAGAATACAAAAATTGGTTTGAAAATATACTTCAAGATACAGCCAACGGTTTTGTTTCTGAAAATGGTGAAGTGCAAAAATGGGTTGGTGGAATAGACAAAGAAAAGGCTCAACAGTCTTTAGATGATGTAATCAAATACTTAAATTCACTTAAAAAATAATGGATACTTTCATGATGTTAACAACTATACTTGTAGCGTTAATTACTGCGGTAATTGGACCTATTGTAGTTAATTGGGTAAAACTCAAAATGGAAAAACAAGAACCTAAAACCACAGTACGTGAGGCTCTTGAGACATCTAATTTAATAGAGGATCAATTGGACGTAATGATGGATGAACTTGAATGTGATCGTATTTGGTTAGCTCAATTCCATAACGGAGGCCACTTTTACCCTACAGGAAAATCAATCCAGAAGTTTTCATTTTTTCATGAAAAAACATCCCCGAATATCCCAAACATCCAACATACCTTTCAAAATATTCCCGTATCTTTATTTCCTAGAGTATTAGCTAAAATATATCAAGACACTGAGCTAGCTATTGATGATGTAAGTAAAGCTCCTGACACTTATGGCTTAGAACATTTGACTCTACAGTTTGGAACCAAATCTATTTGTATGCTTGGTTTATATAGTTTAGATGATCATTTGATTGGTGTGTTAGGTATCTCATTTAAAGAACCCCACCACCTAGTAAAAGATGAATGGTCCTTCATCAGACAGAAAACAGGAGTGATAGGAACATTACTTTCCGAATATTTATACACAAATAACAAGAAGAAATAATGGATAATTTTGACTTAAAAAAATTCTTAAAGGAAAGTAAAGCCCTTGAGAATTTAAATCCTTCTATCAAAGCTATAAACGAAGGTAATTCTCGTGAAGATATGAAAGCAAAAATCAAAGAAATGATTGTTGCTGAACTAGACGGTGCTGCTGTTGAAGCTGAAGACTATGACCCCGTTTACGAAGGTAATCCTGGAGAAGAAGAAGCAGACATGATGGATGCCGCTGCTGATGGTGGATTCTTAGATGAAGCTAAAAAAGATAAAGAAGAAGACGTTGAAGACGTTGAAGTAACTGATGCCGAAATTGAAGATGTACCTGCCGATGAAGAAATGCCTGCTGAAGATACTCCTGAAGCCACTGGTGGTATTGAAGACTTAGCAGCTGACATGAAAGGTACAGAAGCTGATCTTATGGATCACTTAATGAAAGCATTCCAGATTGCAAAAGGAATGGGTAATGAAAAACTTGAAACACAAGTCGGAAACACACTTAAATTTTTCGTTAGCGAATATATTGGAGGTGGACAAGACTAATATTTAATAATCTATAATCAATAAAATCTATGAACACAACTGAACTTTTAGACGCAATCAAAGAACAAGTTGCTATTATGGAAGCTGAGCACGCTAAAACATCTAAAGCAGCTCGTGGACGTGCACGTAGTGCAGCTAATAGCATTAAAAAACTTGCAGCCGAGTTTAAGAAAACTTCATCTGCAGAAGACAAAGCTTAACAATGAAACTACACGAGGCATTTTCATCAGACGAATCTAAAAAAATATATGACAATTTTTTGGCAATCGTAAACGATCCAAAACGTCGTGATAGATTAGTTAGAAAGTATGGTAAAAATGCCGAAAATGTAGCTTACGGTACTGCTGTTAATCAAGTAAAAAAACAAGCAACCAACAACATTGAAGAACCACAACCCGAAGAAACAATGGAAAACAACAGATTAAGAGAAATGGTTATTGATGCTTTAACAGAAAAGAAAAAATCATTTCCTGATTTGACCGGAGACGGTAAAGTAACTAAGGCCGATATTTTAAAAGCTCGTGGAGTTGAATTAGAAGAAGACCTTGACCTAGGCCATACAGATGATGAACCACATATGATCAAAGCTGAACTTGCCCAAATTGGCAAATACGCTATGGAATTGTATAAAATGGTTGATCAATTTGAAGGTCCCCAAGAAGTTGATTTTCCTGGTTGGTGGCAGTCAAAAATTACCACTGCTAAAAATATGATTTCCTCAGCAAAACACTACCTTGAATTTGAATTGCAAGAACCTCAAATTGATGCTATGGTAGGTGTTGCTACTGAAGAAGAAGCAATTGACGAAAAATTAAAACCTTCTATGGGTGCAGGTGCATATGTTGATGATTTTAGAAAATCTGATGCACCACAATTCAAAGGCAAATCAAAAAAGAAAAAAAATAAAATGGCTGTAGCCGCTTATTTATCTGCTAAAGATAAAATCAAAGAAGCTATTTTAGCTAAACTTAAAAATAAATAATGACACGCGAAGAACTTGTAAATAGACTTAGGGCTTTAACCAAGCAGGTGTACTCAAATATTACAGTAACACCTGAAGAGGCAGTTCAATATGATGAACTGACCAAATTCCCTGAGCTTAAAAAAGTTATCGTTGACCTATTAACCCCAGAATATGATAGCTTTGTAGCATCAATTGATTGGGTTGCACCACGTCCTTCTACATTTAGAATCAATTTACAAAACGGACAACTGTTTTATTTGATTTATGGTAAACGTAGTTGGATTGCCCAGGTAGAAGGTAAAAAATATTATCTACTTAATTTACCTGAAGAAGAAAGAGCTGCTATGTCTATAGCAAATATTTTACGCTATGGAGCTAAAGCAGAAGAAGGAGCTGATTTAGGAGCTGAAGGCGGAGCCGCTGATTTAGGAACTGAACTCCCAGGAGCAGAAACCCCAGCAGAAACACCACCAGCTGAAACACCAGAAGAAACCCCAGCATAATGGATATTTTAGAAAAATTCTTACATAGTATATCTTACAAATTTCCAAAAGGATATCCTGACATGAAAACCAGTCAGGATATTTTACTTTTAGAAAACGAATTACAAAAACTTGACATCCCGTTTAGTTTTTCCATTTTAACTGAAGAAATCTTGATATTTGAAGCTACTGATAGAGAAATATCATCTAATACTAAAAAGGCAGTTGCTTATTTTTTAGATAATGTTGACGCATCTTACGGTTTTAAACCCCAAAGTGATGCAAATCGTTTAGGAAATCCTAATAAAGTTGATTCTGAAAAAGTGCAAGCTTTATTCAAAGATGTTTTAGGTGCTGATGAATTTACCCTTCATGGACCTAAATCCGGACCTAATCCATCAGGTAAATTTGACATGTACGAATTTGATTCTGAAAAATTTGGCCCTGTTAGAATCATTTTAAGTGGTGGGGGAAATGCTGGAGAAAAATACGAACAAGATTTCGTAGCAAAAGCCAAAGCATCTGCAGGAGAACCTAACTCTACCCTCCCAAATGATTTAAAAGAATTATACTCTACTTTAGGTATTGATAATACAAAATTAACTGCAGACGATATTGAATTTACCGGTGCTAAGGATACTAAACGTAGTTTAGATTTAAAAGGCCCTCAACCTATAGGCCCTACCATTTCAGATTTAGATATTAAATATGATAATAAGTTATACCATATTTCTTTAAAAAATAAAGCAGGAAGTGGTCTTTATAGTGGACCTAATATTGCTTTTATTGTTCCTGAAGGTGATAAAGTAATATATGATCCATCTAAAAAAGGTGTTTCTCCTAGTATTGATCTTTTGTTTGATATGTTTAATATTGATCCTCAACGTTTAGCTGATGGTTTAAATTCCTACATTACTAAAGAAGGAGAATCAGACAATTGGTCATCTACAAAAATAGATAATGATAAATTTATTAAACTATTAGCTTCCTCTATAGGTTATGGTTACTACTATGTTAGAGAAACTAAACCCGGAGAAGTAAAAGTAGTCCCTATTTTATCTGCTGAAGATGCCTATAGTGCTATTGGTAAAATAACTAATGTAGAAGTCAAATACCCAGGACCAACTACAAAAATATTAGCTCTAAAAATAGATACAGATAGTCCAACATTTGGTCCATCTCAATATTTAGTAGCTATTAGAAATACTCAAGGAAAATTACTTCCTTTATCATTGAGGATTAGTAAGACTAAATAATATTTATTAGTATGAACAAGACTCGCCTTAAAAAACTCATTCAAGAAGTATATCATCACGTTACAGAAGAAAAATGTAGCTGTGGTTGCAACACTTGTGAAAACGTAGGTAACGCTGGCGTTATCTTAAACGAAAGTGTAGCTCCAAGAGAGATATTATCGGAAAATCTGCGTTATCACGTGGAAAATAAACTCCCACTTACCGAAAACACGTTCCGATATGGTTCCAAATCGTTCCTTAATTTATGGGCGGAAGCTCGTTCATTGTATTTACGTGAAGTAATTCATGTTAATGACGATGACAAAGAAATCCTTGAAGAAACTGATCTTGGAAACTATGGAATGTATGAAGGTGTTAAAGTACCTTTAGACTTACCTATGTTAGAGGAAGGTGAAGAAGAATTAAACATAGGAGACATTATTGAAATTAACCCTAAAGAATTTCCTAACTTTGAATTTCCATACGGTACTGAAGGCGAAATTGAAGATATAGACAAAGCAGATTACGCTAGTGACGATTTAGTCTATACAGTTAAAATCAAATATATTGATAGTCAAGGAGATGAAGCTAATACTCTACATATTGAAAATTCATCTCAATACCTAGACGAAAATTCCCCAGCATATAAAGGTCCTGAAGGGTACGATGATAGTACTGATAGTTATCCTGAGGATGAACTCGAAGAAGCTGAGAAAAAGAAAACCCCACCAATTGGAAAACCAAAACGTGGTGGATCTAAAAAATTCTACGTTTACGTTAGAGATAAAGGAAAAGTTAAAAAAGTATCTTTTGGAGACACTACAGGCCTATCAGCCAAAATAAACAACCCAGAAGCACGTCGTGCGTTTGCAAAACGTCATGACTGTGCCAATAAAAAAGATAGAACAAAAGCATCTTATTGGTCATGTCGCTTACCAAGATATGCTAAATTACTTGGATTAAAATCATCTTTTTCAGGATTCTGGTGATGAATAGATTGAATAAACTTATTAACGAAGTTATTTCTGAAGAAAAGAAAAAACGTGATAGATGTCTTCGTATTGCATACCGCAAATACGATAAACCATCTGCTTACAAATCTGGCGCTGTTGTAAAATGTCGTCAAGGTACTATCTGGAAAGGCTTAAAAGAAGAAGTAATTCAAGAAAAAGTTAAAGAAACCCTCCGTACTTGGTTCAAACGTAAAGGAACACCTGGTAAAAAAGGTGGATGGGTTGATTGCAATGCACCTATCAGAAAAGATGGTAAAGTAACAGGATATAAAGCATGTGGACGTGAAGAAGGAGAAAAACGTTCAAAATATCCATCATGTCGTCCTACACCTGCTCAATGTAAAACACCTGGTAAAGGTACTAAATGGGGTAAAACAAAATGAAATTAATAGACATCCTTAAAGAAGCAACCCAATCAGAGAAATCTCCCGCTTACATGTATTCACCTGTGGGATTCGGTTGTCATGTTTGTAAATTCTACTATGTAGAAAATGAAAAGCATATGTGTGGTAATTCATATTATCAAGAATATATGGGAACAGCTGAGCTAGTAGATAATGAAGGAAATCAAATTAAAGATCCTTCAAAATGGTGTTCAAATTGGTTCTTACCAAAAGGTGAATGAGACCCTATACAGACATAGAAATTACTGACAAATATATTATTCGCGAATTTAGCGAAAATATAGACCCAATTGAACTATTATGGCATCGTGATGATGAAGATAGAACAGTTGAAATTCTAGAAGATACAAACTGGCAACTCCAGTTAGAAGATCAGTTGCCTACTTCCCTAAAAGAACGTATATTTATACCAAGACACGAGTGGCATAGAGTCATTAAAGGAACCGGTACTTTAAAATTAAAAATACATAAATCATGAAGCTAGACGGCTTAAAACAATTGGTAAAAGAGGAACTTAAACGTGCTTTAAACGAAGTTAAGGTTAAAGTAGAATACATCGTTGCTGATAGTGACGGTGGTCCTGATTTTCCTGGATCCACAGTAGAACAAGTTGATCAAGATGAGTTTGACAAATACAAAAATGATTTAATGAACAATTTTTGGAAAGGAATAGCTAGAGAAGCAGCAAATGATCGTATCTATAAAGTAACAAAAGTTACAAAATTATAACATATAGACAGATTCATAGCCTGTCGATTTAAGAAATTTTAGGAGCTGTGGCCCAATCTTTGGATTGGGTCACTTTTTTTTGTATATTTAAAATATAAAATAGATTATGGACAAGAAAATAGTAATAGTAGGAGCTGGAGTAGCAGGTGTAAATGCTGCAACAAAATTAGTGGATAATGGTTATCCTGGAGAACTAATCACAGTAATTGATATGGGTAAAGATCCATACCAACGTAAACCTGAAGAAGTAATGACAGGTTTTTTAGGTGCTGGAGGTTGGTCTGATGGTAAATTGACTTACCACACAGCAATTGGAGGACAATTGTCTAAATATTGTGGTGAGGAAAAAGCAATGGAATTGATGGATCAAGTAATTACCAATTTCAAACGTTTTCACCCTAAACCTGAAGAAGTACAATGTTCAAATCCTGTTGAGGAACCTGAATTTATTAAACCATATTTCGGTTTACGTTTATTCCCAGTATGGCACGTAGGTACAGATTATTTATCTGAAATTGCTAAGAATTGGTACGATTATTTAGTATCTAAAAATGTACAATTCCATTGGGAAGCTAAAGTAACATATATAGAATTTGATTCAAATTCAATGTTGGTTAAAGAATTAAATCAAGATACTATCATTGAACAAGGATTCCCTGATTTTGAAGTATCATATGATGAACTTATTTTTGCAGTAGGTAAATCAGGAATTGATTTTGCTCAACACCTAGCAAACCAATATGAACTCCCAGACGAACCTAAATCAGTACAAATTGGTGTTCGATTT